TACTTACGATAAAAGTGTTAAATCATTATTAGAAAATCTTAATGATGATATGAAAAATTACGAATTATTATATGAATTAAAGAATTTATATAATGTTTTGAATACTAAAAATCAAGGAGAACTTTATAGACAACCAATTAATGTTCTTTTACAGACTATTAATCTAGACACTGATCAAGACAGAATGTCTAAGATTCTTAATGAATTAGCTATCTATGATTGGGTTCCTGAAGTTAAATTATTCGTACATAACTTAACTAAATCTCCAGAAAAAAGAACAAATCTTTTAAGTGGTGGTAAAGGTGAATCTATCTTCACTGTTGTTGAACAAGTTGAAGAAGGTCATATTGCTTTAGTAAGAGATTCTTGGTTTATTTTAACTGAGTCTAATATTGAGAAAACTCTTTTAGAAAATCATGTTAAAAATGAAGAAGATTTAAAATCTTTAAGAATGTTAGAAACAGCTATGAAATATGCTACTGTTACTGAAGATAGAGTTAATTTCAGAATTTCTGAATATTTAACTATTGGATTACCAGTTAGTAAAAAAGGTTCTATCTATATCAATGATGATGAGATGAATGAAGAAACTACTTTAGAAAGTTTATTCTCTTCTCCAATTGTTCCAATTGTTAATAAAAACTTTTATCCAGTTTTACTTGAAGTATCTAAAAGTTTAGATAAATTCATTGAATTAGATGTTGTTAAAAAAGTTAACAATTTAATCAACCCTTACTTAGAAGTATTTGCATTCAACTACAAAAATAATACTTTTGTTTACAGATGTGATGAAAGATATGGTAACTCATTCTTTAAATATGAATCAGCTTTAGAATTAGTAAATGAGGTTAGAAATGAATTAAACTATGATTTAACTTATTTCTTTGAAAATAAATTAGATAAAGAATTAATAGTTAAGAGAAAACTTGAAGATAAAGAAAGAGAAATCTCTTTGAAACTTGAAGATGTTAATTTTAACATTGAAAAAATTAAAGGTTCTATCCAAATGATTGGAGAATCTGAAGTTTTAACAACAGCTCTTAAAAACTTAGAAAAAAGAAGAGACAACTTAGATGTTGAATTACACGCTACTAAGGAACTTCAATATAACGAAAGAATTAAACTTTAATTATTAAATTATATTAAAAAATCCTCAAAGAAATTTGAGGATTTTTTATTTTAAAATTAAACTTTCATGTTACATGTTCCTATAACATGAAAGTTTAAAATCTAAAAATTTTTTTACTCAAAAAATAATCCAACGCTTATCTATTTAAATAATAAAGATCTCTACATTGAGGTCATCGTGTCAAAAGCACAAGGAAAATTAACAAGAAACTCTGAAAAAATGTTAGAATTATTAGCGAAAAAAACAATCAAAAAAATGAGATATTGGTCAAATGATGACAAATTAGATTGTTATCAATCTGGACTACTTGATATGTTCCAAAACTGGTATAATTTTAATGAAGAAAAGTCTGTAAATGCTTTCGCTTATTTTACAGAAGTATTCAAAAGAGGAATCGCTAAAGGTTATAATGAACTTTATAAGAAAAAAGGTGATAATGACCACTTAATTAAATTAATTTCAATAGAAGGATCAAATGATGGAATGGGACTCCACTCACTTTAATATCAAAACATTTGATATAGTTATGACACCACCATTTGGTGGTGCTAATATACCTATAACTATATTTCCTTCAAGACAGAAAAGACGAAAGGAAAAAATTCAAAACATATTTAAACTAAAAAAACCACTCATTTGAGTGGTTTTTATTTTTACTACATTTATATTAAGCTTCTGTTGTAACTTCAACTTCACTATAAACAGTTTGTAACATTCTTTCTGATACTAAATAAGGGTCACAGTTAGATGCTGGTCTTCTATCTTCAAAGTATCCTTTACCTTCTACAATAGCTTGGGCTGGAATTCTAATAGAAGTATCTCTTGTCGAGAATCCATAACTAAAATCATTGATACTTGAGGTTTCATGAGCTCCTGTTAGTCTTTCATCATTATATAAACCATAAACAGCAATATGTTCTTTTTGAAATTTATCTAATTTATCCATTTGTTCTTTAATGATTTCTAAACCGCCTTCTTCTCTCATTTCCTTAGTAGAGAAGTTAACATGACATCCAGTTCCATTCCAATCACCTTTTAATGGTTTTGGATGTAATGAAATCTTTACATTATGTTTCTCAGCAACTCTTTGTAGTAAATATCTAGATATCCATAATTGATCTGAACCATTTAGAGCAGTAACAGGACCAATTTGATATTCCCACTGACCTAAAAGAACTTCAGCATTTATACCAGAAATATCTAATCCAATTTCCATACACATATCCATATGTTCTTCTACAATACCTCTACCCACTACATTATCAGAACCAATACCACAATAATAATCACCTTGAGGTCTAGGAGTTTTGTTTGGGTCTAAAGTAAATCCTAAAGGAATACCCTCACCATGGCCAAATGGAATCATAGGCTTATGTGTTAGTGTATACTCTTGTTCCCAACCAAACCAAGGAAGTTCTGATTTATCACCACGAGTGATATTCAATTCTTCAACTCTTTGTGCTAATTTTCTTCTGTTATTTGATTCGTGTGGTGTACCATCTGGGTTAAGAACCTCACATAAAACTAATCTATGTGGGTTGCCTCTAAATGGATCCATAGTAACAAATACTGGTTTTAATAAACAATCAGTGTTTTTACCTTTACCGGACTGAGCTTGTCCAGTAGAACTACCATCAAAGGACCAAACTGGATAGTCAAATGGAATCATTGTATCCATTTTATTTACAATCTTTGTCTTACTCCTAATTTGCTGAGGATTGGAACCATCAAGCCAAATATACTCTAATTTAATATTCATAAGTGTTGTTTTTTTTAATTTTATTATTTTTTTAAACTTTGTTTAGAATATTATATAAAAATTAAGTAACAATTTTAAAATATGAATAAAGTAATTTTACAACTTTGGGAAGAATCCGAAAGAGGATTTGGAACTAGATCGGACGGGTGTTCAATTCACACAGACTCTGAAAATAGAAATAATTATATTAAATCTATCTATGATTCAAGAGGTGATATGGTTCCTAATACATATGATAAAATTATAGGATCTGAATTAGAAGCTTTTATAGATGATGAATTATTTAAGAAATTAAATGAAGAAAAATCTATAAGATTAATTGAACCAGAATTCAATAATTTAATTAAATTTGAAGAAATAATTATAAAATAACATGATAACATTTTTCTACATATTTTTAATAGCATTTATCTGGAATGAAATCTACTATATAAAAAATAAACACAGATTAAGTCTTAATTTCAAAAATAAAGATATTGCATCAATAACAATACTAGATCTTGCTTACTATCTAACAAAAGTATTATATTGGTCTTGGTTAATAATTGGTATGTTTACATATCTATCACCATACTTTATAATACTATTATCATTGGTGGTTATAAAGCTAATAACATTTAAGTCAAAGAAAAAGTCTCTTTATGTTATATTTGATAATATATTTCCTATACTATCTGTGTTTCTTTTAGGAGTTATACTTTTAATTAAGTTTACAAGTTAAACTTTTTCAAGTGGTCTTCTGTTATGATAATGAATTCATAACCTTTTTTATTACACCAAGCTATCATAGTTTCCCATTTGGTCTTATTTTTATAAGCCATTTTTAAGTCATATTCAAAGTTTTTTAACTTCTTCATTCCAGACTCTGGCACATTTAATCTACCCTCACTTAAATCTTGAACCATTTTATATTCTTTCATTGGTTTAACCTCAACAACTACTTGTTTTAGAACTCCATTTATTCTCATTTCATAATAGAAGTCTGGGTAATAACAATGTTCTTTTACTTTAGAATCTCCATTATCAAAGTGTGTCATTTGATAAGGTATTCTCATACACTCAGCTCCCCACTTTGTAATGTTGGTGTTATGATCTAACCAAGTCATTATTTTCTTTTCCCAAGAACTTCTAAAATAAACACCACCTTGAGTATTTAGTTTAAGTACTTTGTCTTTATTTTTAGGAATATAGTTACCTTGATTATAATTCTTATTATTCGGTTTCGAGTTTAACATATATTTATATATAATAAAAATTAATCTCTGGTATGGGTGTTTTAAACGAGTTAGTGAATTATCAAGTGAAAGTTGAAGGAGGTGATAAAGCTTCCAATTTCAAAATCAACTCTTTATACTTTTTCAACAAGTATAGAAAAAGTGATAAATTTGTTGAAAGAATACCTGTTGCTAAAATAAGAACTGGTGGCTTTTATTTTCTTCACTATTTAGATGATTCTAACTGGATGAAATGGTCTCCAATATTCGCAGTTAGTGTAAAAAGATTTGATAATCTAATTATACTTTATGCAATCAATCTAAACTTTATTCCTATTGAGATAAGAGTTAAAATATTTGATAAACTATTTAGTGAAAAGGATTTTCAAGGTGCCTCACCTGGAGACCCTTGGAAAAAAGATGTTTATTCAAGAAAGTTTAATTTTGAAAATATTTATAAAGAATTAGTTAGGTATAAAATCCAATATTCAGTAATGGAATTTAATGTGGCTCAAATAAAAATAGCTCATAAAATACATTTGTCTGAATTACCTAAGTTTTTATACTCACAACACCCTAAGAATAAATATGATCCTAAGAAACTAATTCAGATATGGAATAAGAAAGCTAAGGATAGTAACTCAAGAGATAAAGAGATGTCTCAATTAGTAGTAAATGAGATGTATGATATAGGAAAAGAGATATCTGATAAGTATGTTATACTAAAAGACCACATTAAAAGACTACAATCTAGTTTTATAAAATATGGTAGAAAATAATTAATATATAGTATATAAAATTAATATTAGATATGATTAAGGACTGGAATAAATTTAATGAAGGTTGGTTTGATAAAAAGGAAAAAGAAAGTGATTTAATACCAAAGGGTTTAATGTCATCTACTGGCAGACCATCATCAGAAGAATCTGAAAGAATGCTAAAGGACTTAGATAAATTAAGTTCAAAAATTGAGCCTAAGGTTGATTCTGATTTTATGCAAGAAATATCTGATAGATTATACGGACCAGATTCAGAAGAATATATCAAAGCTCTTAAAGAATTAAATATGTCGTTCAGACCTAGACAAGGAAGATATGGAAGTCAATTATATGATCCATTAAATCATGAAAAAACTAATAAAAGACAACAAGAAGTTATCAATAAAATAAGTGATAAGTAATAGAATACTCACTACTATTGACTTTGAAGGGACTTACCAAATTTAATATATAATATAAATTTTATAATTTTTAATGGCGACATATAATTCATTTGGACAAAACAATAATAATAGTAATTTTAACACGAATTCGGCAGTTGAAAACAAAGGTCTATTCAGTAGAATACTAAGAGGTTTATCATCATATGGTATGAACTATGATGATATGATTGTTAGAAATCAAGTGGGTGTTGGTATTAATGAAGATCCATATTCAGCTAGAGGAAACTCAATGTATGATTTCTTTTCACAAAGAGCTGTAGCTTCAGTTTTAAATAGAAAATCTATTCCTTATTTAGATAAGGCTTATGCTGATAAAAGAAGAATTCTTAGAGAATATTCTATTAAAGATGAATTAAGAGATTTTATAAGTTCACTAGCAGATGAATGTATCGTGTATTCAGATGATAATGATTTCTGCTCACCTAAAGCTCTTTCTAATGATTATCCACAAGAGGTTCAAGATAAATACCAAGAATATTTTGAAAAGATATATAACAAATTTGGATTCTCTGATAGTATCACCGCTTGGATGATGATAAAAGATTTCTTAATAGATGGATATGTAGCTGTTGAGATTATTTATGATGACAAAAAGAAAAATATTATTGGATTTAATAGATTAAGACCTGAAACATTAGTTCCAGCATTTGAACCTAATATTGGTCATCTTTGGATTCAATTTCCAGAAGATCCTCAACTAAGAAGAATATTCTTAGATTCTCAAATAGTTTATATTTCATATTCTACACAAAATGATTATTCAGAAACATCTTATGTTGAAGGTTTAATTAAACCATATAATCAATTAAAGATTCTTGAGCAAACAAGAATTATGTTTAATATAATTAACGCTACAATTTATCAAAAGTTTACTATTCCTATTAAAGGTATGTCTCGTCAAAGAGCTGAAGAACAAATCGGCCAATTAATTCATGATTACTCTGAAGAAGTTGAATGGGATGACTCATTAGGAACTTTAACAATGAATGGTTCTAAACATTTACCATATAATAAACAAATATGGTTTCCAGAAGGAGATGCGGGTACACCAAATATGGAATTAATGTCTCCAACAGGACATGACTTAAATGATGAAACTATGTTATCTTGGTTCTATAAGTCATTAAAGAGAGCTTCTAGAATACCTATGAATAGATTTGAAGCTGAGAATGGTGGTGGTAATTTAGTAACAGATGCTGCTGAGATGACAAGAGATGAGATTAAATTTTATAATTTTATCAATAGAATAAGAGCTAACTTTAAAGAGTTAATAGTTAAACCAATTAAATTACAAATGTTAATTGAGTTTCCTGAGTTAAAGCAAGATGAGAGATTTATAAATGAAGTAGATATTAAATTCAATTCAAATCAAGTATTTGAAGAATGGAAGAAGATAGGTAATCTAGCTAAGAAATCTGAAATAGTTGGAACATTATTAGGTGTAATGAATGGTGAAAAACCTTACTTCCACATTGAATGGATTATGGATAGAATATTCAAATTAACACCAGAAGAAAAAGCAGAGAATCAAAAATATTGGGCTAAAGACGCAGGAGCAGGAGCTGGAGCTACTGCGGAAGGTCAAGCAACACCAGAAGGTGGAGAAGCTCAAGCAGCACCAGAAGGTGGTGGAGAAGCTCAAGCAGCACCAGAAGCTCAAGCAGCACCAGAAGCTCAAGCAGCACCAGAACCACCAGCTGAGGGTGGAGGAGAATTCGAATTCTAAAATGTTATTAAAAAATTAAACCTTTCAAATTGAAAGGTTTTTTTATGCGGCTTGATTTGGAAAACTTATATAGAAATATATCATTGAATCAGATGCTTTATAATAGTCTAATATGAAATCAATATCAGCATCTATTAGTGATTGTATAGTTTTACCATACTCAGTGTTCAATGATTCTATTCTAACTTCTAAACTAAGAACATCTTGATCTTTTATAGTAAATAAAATCTCCTTTATAAGGAATGATATTTTTTTTATTTCAACAATATGACCTGATTGTTCTAATAACCCATAGATAGGATTCTGAGCGGAATTTATATCTTCAATAAGATATTCTATTTTCTTTCCTTCTAATATAGATGATAATTTAATTTCTCTTTTGAATTGTGTCCAGTTTGAAAATGGACTTAAAATAGGTTCAAAATCAGAAATTTTAGAATCTTCTGGTATATTGACCTTTATTCTTTTAGTTATCATTTGTTATTTTATCTTTCTTAGATATATTATCTACTCCATATTTTTCCATAAGAGTATTTTGCATTTTTGAAAGAACTTTTTTATTCTGAATTGGATAATCAACACCAAAGTTTTCTCTTAGTGTTTTCTTTCTTTTAACTTCTGAGCATTTTCTACAATAGTATTCTCCCCATTTATTATCATACTTAACATAGTTTTTGAATATTACTTGTTTCTCAACACCGCAACCATCACACTGACAATTTATTTTATAATGAGATCCTTTAGACATTAATTCAATAGGAATTACTATTTCTTCACCTATAGTGACATCATATCCCAAATCATCATAGTATTGATAATTTGATTCATTTATTTTAATATTTATCTCTCTAGTTAGGATCATAAAAAACCACTCAATTTCTTTATTTATTAAAAATGGACCTCTTCCTCCCATGTCTCCTAAACATTTTATTTATCAGATGTCTTGAAAAACTATAAAAAATCCACCTTTATTAAAATAGGATTTTTTATGGATAATATATACTACACGACAAAAAATAAATTATTTTAAATGAAACCAGTTTTAATTGTAGAAAATTCAACTACATCTCTTATTAGAGAGAGTAGCACTGGTAAGAAGGATTATATAATGGGTGGAACATTCACAGAATTCGGAATAAAAAACCGCAATGAAAGAGTATACACTGCTGATAAATTTCTTCCTGCTTTAGAAGAACTTAATGAAAGAATGAACACACTTGGTGCTGTTTATGGTGAGTTTGATCATCCAGATGTATTTGATACATCACTTTCAAGAGCTTCTCACATAATCACCAAAGCTGATTATGTAAAAGAATCTAACCTGATTTCAGGTGAGATTAGATTACTAAGTACTTACTGGGGTAAAGAGGCTAAATCATTAGTAGATGATGGATGTCCTGTATTCGTTTCTTCAAGAGCGGCAGGTATCACAGAAGCTGACGGTTCAGTTGCATTAAAAAAATTATTCACTTATGATATTGTTGCTGACCCAGGTTTTGCATCAGCTAAAATGAGTGTAAAAGTTCTTAATGAATCTTTAGGATACACAAACCCAAAATCTAACTTCAGGATATATGAAATGTCCGATGAGTCAAAAATTAACGAATTATTTAACATGAACAAAAGTGATTATGTTACAAAGCAACAATTAACTGACTACTCTAAGTACTTAGTTAATGAACTAGCTTCTACTAAGAAAGAAGTTAAAGGTGCAATTTCTAAAGGCAATATGAATCCTAAGAAATTAGAGCAACTATTAGAATACTATGAAGAATTAAATACAACTAATTCTCAAGTAGTTAAATATTTAGATTATTTAGCTGAGAAGTTTCAAGTTATGGTTAATGAAAATAAATCATTAAAAGAAACTGCTGATAAACTAATTAAACACAATGACTATCTAGCTGAAAGTCTTGAAAAATCAATCAACTATTCTGAATATTTAGGTGAGAACTTAGATAAGAATATTGCTTATTCTGAATACTTAGCTGAGAGCTTAGATAAGAACATTTCTTATTCTGAATACATCGCTGAAAATTTAGATAAGAATATCGCTTACTCTGAGTATATCGCTGAAAGCTTAGATAAGAACATTGCTTATTCTGAATATATCGCTGAAAATTTAGACAAAAATATTTCTTACTCTGAATACTTAGCTGAGCATGTTGATAATTCAATTGCTTATTCTGAATATTTAGCTGAGCATGTTGAAGGTAACATCGCTTATTCTGAATATATCGCTGAACATTTAGATGACAATATCGCTTATTCTGAATATATCGCTGAAAATTTAGATAAATCAATTTCTTACCAAGGAATGATTGTAGAAAGATTAAACGGTTCTAAATTAAATGAAAACTTTGGAAGTGAAGAATCTTTCCCATCATTAGACGCTGCTGGATTTGAAGTTGTGGAAAATGAAAAGGAAGAAGAATGTGGTCCAATGAATCAAGAAGAGAATGGTGTTGCACCAGCTCATGAAGAAGAAGCTTATAATAAAGAAGAAGAATTGATGAATGGTATTGCACCAGCTCATGAAGAAGAAGCTTATAATAAAGAAGAAGAAAATAAAGAAGAAGAAGCTTATAGTATGAACTCTGAATCTGAATTATCTGAATCTATTAATAAATTAATTGAAGAAGCTAAAAAACGTAAGGTTTCTGAAACAACTGACTTGAATTTTTTAAAGTTCTTAAACAAGTCACAAGTTAACAGCTTTTATGCACTATCAGATGAAGAACAGGAAACTGTTAAATTTCACATAAACGAAAGAAGTTATTTCACACAGAAAGAAGTACTTACTCTGATCGCTGAAGCGTTATCTACAAAGAATGAATCTCTTGAAGAAAGAGTAATCAGATTGATGCCTGAAAACATTAAGCCAATCTGGGAACAGTTAAATGAATCTTCTAAAAAATCTGCGCTTTCACAAGCTAGATTATATCCTGAAGATGTATTAAAAACTGAAAATCAAATTGAACATTTCTGGTTAACTAGAAATTTCAAGAAAAATGAATCTGTAACTAAAAAGTTAGTAGCTCATGAAAGTTTAATTCAAGAAGATAAACTTTCTGACAAAGATGTTACTGCAATTATGGAAAGATTCAAAAACATCTAATCTATAAAAAATCCACTCTTATAAAATAAGAGTTTTAACAGGAGAATATATAGATCATAAAAAAAATAAATAAATAATATGTCACACATTAGAATAGACAAACAAAAAGCAGTTAAGAAGTGGTCTCCAGTATTAGAGAACATGGGAGTAACTGGCGAAAGAGCTGAATGGATGGCTGAATATGCTGAATTTCACTCAATCAATGAAAATGCGTATGTAAACGCATCAAACGTAGGTGGTATGGGCTCAGTTACTTCAGCACAACCTTCTATTTACGCTGGTTCTACATTAAATGCAGTAACTAGCACTACTTACAATAACAACGGTAACATTGGTTCTGGTGATGTAGGTCAAAACTTACTTCCAGTAGCTATGAAAATTGCAGCTCAAACAATCGGTTTAGATTTAGTAGCTGTAAAACCAACTCCAGGTCCAAAAATTGACTTACTTTATATTGATTTTCAATATGATGATACAGTTTCTAACGAAAGACCTCAAGTTTTCAAAGTTAACGCAACTAATATTACAACTATCAACGCAGCCTTAGTAGCTGGTTTAACAGCATCTAGTATTAGACAAAATTCAGGTGGTTTACAAAACGGTAGATTATGGACTGCATTAAATGGTACAGTTCAAGCAGCAGCACCTTTCAGTGGAGCTGGTTACTTATCAGGAGCTACTGTTGATTCAACTTTCACATCTAAAGCAGGTGTAGCTGAATTTTTAGGTTTCTCTCGTATTGACGGACAACCTATGTTCAAAGCTTACAGACAAGCTAACACAGCTGGTCAATTCAACACATTCGCATTCACAGCAGCATTAAACACATTCGATCAAACTCAGACTTTAGTAGCTGGTGTTGCTAGAATCGCTGGTGTAACTGTATCTAGCTGTGAAATTAACTTAATTTCAGCTTTAGAAGATCATATCCCAGGTTTCTCATCAAACTGGTCAATGACTACTGCTGGAAACGCAGGTTATGCACAAGGTGCTTACCCAATGAGTAGAGATACTGATGATAACTCATATGCAGGTGTTATCGGACCAAAAATTTCTTCTAAAACTATTGCAGTTGGTACTATTGAAGTATCTTCAGCTCTTAGAAGAACTGAAATTGAAGATATCAAAGCTAACACAGGCATGGATATCGTTCAAAAAATGGAGTCAATCCTTGTTAACGAATTATCTCAAACAATCTCTAAACAAATTGTTGCTAAGATTTTCGAAATGGGAGCTCTAAACGCAACTAACGCACCAACTTCTACAACAGGTGGAGCAGCTACAACTATTTTTGACTTAGATACAGCTTATGCTACATCTACTTTAGGTGGTGAAACTACACACGCAGTTCAAAGAAAATTAGTTACTAAGATTGCTCACGCGTCTAACTACATCGCAACTGAAGGACGTGTTGGTCCAGCTCAATACCTTATCACAAACGGAGGTCTTGCTGCAGCTTTATCTGATATCTCTGGTTACACAATTAACCCAGTTAAATCTAAGATGAACTCTCAAGGTCAACTTTACCCAGTAGGTTCTATTGGAGATATTTCAATCTATGTTGATCCATATATGAAGTATAATGACAACAGAATCGTTCTTGGTAGAAAGAACAATCCTGACCAACCAGGTATCATTTTCGTACCTTATTTAATGGCTCAGTCTATCTCTGTAATTTCTGAAGCGACTTTCGCACCAAGAATGTTACTAAGATCAAGATATGCAGTTGCTGAAGTGGGTTGGTATCCTCAAAAACAATTTATGACTATTACAGTTACTGATGCAAGTCAATACCTTAACTAATCATAAAATGATTATAATTTTGAAAAAAGACTCTTCGGAGTCTTTTTTCTTTTTAAATAATTAATATATACAATATGAAACATATTAATAATTTCAAATTATATTTAGAATCAAAAAAGGATAAATTTCCTAATATACAAAAGAAAGAAATAGATGGATTTATTGTTTATATCGGTAAAGATGCTAAATCAAATGATTATTTAACATTTAATATGGTTGATAATGATGATATATGGATGCATGTAAAAGGTGTACCAGGTAGTCATGTTGTAGTTAAAACAAAAGAAATATCATCAACTAAAGAAATGTCTATACCCTCTAAAGAAATTTTAAGAAAAGCAGCAGAATTAGCTAAAAAGAATAGCAAGTCTCCAAAAGATGAAAAAGCAACTGTTGTTTATTGTCAAAGAAAGTTTGTTAAGAAAGAAAAAGGAATGAATGATGGTCAAGTTAAAGTAGATTATGTCAATTCCTACGAAATTATAATTTAATATTTAATATATACTCTAATAAAATTATTATAGAAATGGCAGATCAAACACCAGAAAGAATTAAAATGATATTTACTGAAGAATTTTATAACATTCTTAAGAAATTAGAATCTGAAAATAATTATTTAGCTTTTGAATTACTTTGGATGATTGAACCAGATTCTAAATTTCACAATGGATTAAAAATATCAAAAGTAGATGTATCTAAACAAGATTGGTCATTTGATGTAACAATAGA